AGTTGAACAGGATCATGAATGCAGGCGGTGAGACGTTCGTAATTAACGAAGACAACATAACAGAATTACACGAAAGATTATTATGGATGGACAAATAAACCAAGAAGAACTTGAAGAGATCGTTGCGGGCATGACAGACGAGCAACAAGCGCATTTCAAAATGCTTATATCAGGGCTAGTGCAATGCTACGCCGAAGGTGGCCCCAGTGCGGTAGTCATAACAGGCTACGCCGATGACCCCCTAGCAGAGGTTATAACTGTTAACGCTGACGCAATGCAGGCAATGCAACTCATGATCTCTGCCAATAACTTTTTTAACTATCTCAGCTTGCGAGATGCACCACCCCGAAAGGAATTTAATTGAAACCATATGATCGAATACTAACCATTGACTTTGAGACGCGTTGGTCTAAAGCAGACTACACGCTATCGAAGATGACCACAGAGGAGTACATCCGTGACAATAGGTTTATTGCGTTTGGAGCTTGTATCCATGAGTATGGAAGCGACGATCCAATTGAATGGTTTGGAAGATCAGAACTACCTGAACTCTTTTCAAGTATTGACTGGGGACGAACCGCCGTCCTTGCTCATAACGCACAGTTCGATATCGCCATCCTCGAATGGGTATATTCCTGCCGACCCGCTTTTATCTTCGACTCGTTATCAATGGCGAGAGCTTTACGAGGCGTGGAGGTTGGCAACAGTCTCGCCAAACTTGCAGGAGATTTTGGTCTTCCCCCCAAAGGGCAAGCCGTACACAGCACAGATGGTCTGGCCGAGTTGGACGAGAACGTGGAACTTGAACTTGCAGAGTATTGCAAACACGACGTATATCTATGCGAACGAATCTTTGAACGACTTGTACAAGGGTATCCGTCCAAAGAATTAAGACTCATCGACATGACGCTAAAGATGTTTACGCGTCCTACGCTAGTGCTTGACCCACTCATGTTATCCAATGCCATAGAAGACGAAAGGAATTCCCGTGAAGCACTGTTACACACCCTCGACGTGGCAGAAGTTGAACTCGCGTCGAACCCAAAGTTTGCTGAACAGTTACAAAAACTCGGGGTGGTTCCTCCCACAAAGACCAGCAAAACAACAGGGAAAGAAACCCTTGCACTCGCCAAGAATGATGCTCTTTTTCAAGCGCTCCTCAACGGTGAACGTGAAGACGTTGCCCTTTTATGTGAAGCGCGTCTACGGGTTAAATCAACCACGGAACGCACACGCGCTCAAAGGTTCTTGGACATCAGTCAGCGCGGCAGTTTACCGGTTCCGCTCTCATATTATGGAGCGAAGTCTGGCCGTTGGTCAGCGGCAAAGGGCTCGGCCATCAATATGCAAAACCTCAAACGAGGTTCATTCCTACGCAAAGCGATTATGGCTCCCGAAGGGCATCAGCTTGTCGTCGGCGATCTCTCGCAAATTGAACCCCGCGTGCTTGCATGGCTTTCTGATTACGAAGATATGCTTAACATCTTCAGAGCGGGTGGTGACCCTTACGCCGCGTTTGGTGCACAGATGTTTAACATACCCGGCCTTACTAAAGAAAGCCATCCCGATCTTAGGCAGTCTGCGAAGAGCGCGCTCTTGGGTTGCGGATACGGACTGGGTTGGGCGTCATTCGCCTCGCAACTACTCACGGGCTTTCTTGGAGCACCGCCAGTCAGGTACGAGAGGAAGTTTGCCAAGGCGCTAGGTGTTAACCGACAGTTCTACGATAAGTTTGTGGAGTGGCAAGAGAACGAGGCAAGGCTCAGAGACATACCCCACACATGTTCTATTCAAGAGTTAGTGGAGCACGCTATAGCTTCCAAGAGAATCATAGACATCTACCGCAAAACGGCACACCAAGTCGTTGAGTTCTGGGACATCTGTTCAGTGATGCTAGAGAAATGTTTATACGATGGCGAGGAGCGCAAATATAAATGCTTGACATTCCGCAAGGAAGAAATAGAATTGCCCAATGGAATGAAACTTCTCTATCCCAATTTGAGGATCATAGAAGATGACAAAGGTAGGAGCCAGTATGTATACGGGCCAGACGCTACCAAGTTGTACGCAGGAAAGATAACGAACAATGTCACACAGGCGTTAGCCCGCATTGTGATGACAGACGGAATGCTTAGAGTATCCAAAAGGTACTTCATAGCAGGCACAGTACACGACGAGCTAATCGCCGTCGTGCCAGATGCTGAAGTAGAAGAATCTAAGACTTGGGTCTTGGAGCAAATGTGCATGGAGCCCAGCTTTATGCAAGGCATTCCTTTGAATGCCGATGTTGGCGCACACAGGCGCTATGGGTTAGCTAAAGGGTAAAGGAGAAGTAATGGTTGAACAACTACCACGCAAAATAAAAATCGGACTCAAGTGGTACTCAGTTGAAGTTGTCGAAGCAATGATGGATAAAGGCGAGATGGGTAAAGTAATTTACCCTGAACAAAAGATCAAAATCGGAGCTAAGAGTAACGTCACTGGGCGCAAATACAAAGAGGAAGAAATCAGGGAGACGTTTTGGCATGAGCTTGTACATGCAATTCTTGTGGACATGGGGGAGTACGCTCTCAACAAACGCGAGAACTTTGTAGAAGAATTTGCCAAGCGGTTATCCAAAGCAATTAAATCAGCGAGGTTCTAATGAAAGTCACATGGTCTCACAGCTCTCTCAAAGACTACGAGGGATGCCCCCGCAGATACCAAGAGGTCAAGGTCTTAAAGAACTTTCCGTTCGTTGAGAACGATGCCACTCGGTACGGCACCGAGTTTCACAAAGCGGCGGAGGACTATATCCAAGATGGCGCGGTGCTGCCTGATCAGTTTATGTTTGCCAAGCCAACACTTGACGCACTTGTTGCCAAGCCTGGACGAAAGCTGTGTGAACTGAAGATGGCATTGACCACGGACTTACAGCCCTGCGACTGGACTAGTCCAAACGTATGGGTGCGAGGCATCGCTGACTTGATTATCGTAGACGATGAAAATATGACGGCATGGGTCATTGACTACAAGACAGGCAACAACAAGTATCCCGACAGGGAACAGTTAAAGCTCATGTCTTTGATGGTCTTTGCACATATGCCCCATATCAGGAAGGTCAACTCTGCTCTTTTGTTTATCGTCAAAGACGATATGGTTAGACACAGCATGGCTGTGGATCAGTCGAAAGCTGAGTGGTGGCAGTACCGCCAACGCATAGCTAGAATCGAGCAGGCACACGAGACAGGCGTATGGAATACCAAACCATCTGCTCTATGTCCTTGGTGTCCTGTAACAACGTGTGAACATCATCCAAAACACTAGGAGCTATTATGGCAACGAGAGACTACAAGAAAGAATACAAACAAGACTTGAAGACGGGCAAGTCAGGGCCCGGCTCCGATCAACATGAGCGCCAACGTGCAAGAAGACTGTACGACAAGGAAGGTATTGATCGCAAGGGCAAAGACATTGACCACATCAAGCCATTAAGAAAGGGTGGCACGTCAACTAAAAGCAACCTAAGACTTAGATCCAAGAGCGCCAACCAAGGCGACAATAAATAACAAAGGCAGAGTAAATGCAAATCGTTGAAGACAAAGCGCTGGTGTTCCGTACGCGGAACCCAGCCAAATACAGCATCATTCCTAAACACAAGATACTAGGCGAGTACGATGATGGGTATGAGATAGCGGTTTATTGGGGCTTGGATGAAGTGCGCGTGCTAAGAAACCTTGGGGTTAAGAACGTGCCATCACCCATCACAAAACGCTACACATGGCCAGGGCGGTTCACGCCCATGCATCATCAGATCGAGACAGCATCCTTCCTTACCATGCACAAGAGATCGTTCGTGTTCTCAGAACCTGGCACAGGCAAGACGCTATCCGCACTATGGGCGGCTGACTACTTGATGAATCGTGGGGATGTCAGGCGTTGCTTGATACTGTGTCCTCTGTCCATCATGCAATCTGCGTGGCTCTCGGACTTAAACAACAGCATCATCCACAGGTCAGCCATAGTCGCCCACCACGCGCAAGCTACCCGAAGGATTGAGATGATCCAACAAAACTACCAGTTCGTGATTACAAACTATGATGGGCTCAACCTCATCGCCAATGAAGTGGTCAACGATGGTCGCTTTGATTTGATTATTGTGGACGAGGCCAACGCATACAAGACAGTCACGACCAAGCGGTGGAAATCTTTAAAGGCCATTCTAAAACCTGAGACACATCTGTGGATGATGACAGGAACTCCTGCGTCTCAGTCGCCTGTGGATGCGTACGGACTTGCCAAGCTCGTCAATCCCACAGGTGTCCCGATGTTCTTCACAGGATGGCGTGACAAGGTAATGAACAAGATGACCATGTACAAGTGGGCGCCAAAGCCTGAAGCCAAGGACTTGGTGCATGAAGCCTTGCAACCTGCCATCAGGTTCACCAAAGCGCAATGCTTGGACTTACCGCCTGTGCTAACCATGACTCGGGAAGTACCACTGACCCCACAACAGGCCAAGTACTACAACTTGCTCAAGGAAAAAATGCTCGTGCAAGCATCAGGTGAAACCATTAGTGCAGTCAATGCGGCCTCGGCGGTGAGTAAGCTCTTACAAATTAGTTGCGGTGCAGCATACACCGATGACCATGAGGTTGTAGAGTTTGATTCTGCGCCAAGGCTTGGGGTGCTTGAGGAAATACTTGAGGAAACTGATCGGAAAGTAATTATTTTTGCATTGTTTAAGTCCACGATTGATACCATTCACACGCACCTAAACAAGCGTGGTATCCCCACGGAATTTATCAATGGCACAGTCACACCGCCTAGGCGTGCTGACATCATTAGGAGATTCCAGAATGAGGAAAACCCTAGGGTATTAGTTATGCAACCGCAAGCAACTGCACACGGAATTACCTTGACAAGAGCTGACACCGTGATATTCTACGGCCCCTTGATGAGCGTAGAACAGTACACACAAGCCATTGCAAGGGCAGATCGCAAAGGGCAAGACTCGGACAAGGTGACAGTCATTCACATCCAAGGCTCGCCAATTGAGAAGAAGATGTTCAAGGCATTAGAGGCAAAGGTGAGCGACAACTTACTTATTACCGAGATGTTTGAGAACGAAATAAATATTAACAAGGAGGTTGCAATGGCTTAAAACTGATATACAATGTCTAACGCTAGACAACAAAACAAAAGTAAATTAAACACAAAGGAAAGTAAATGGAACAGACAACTGACGAGGTAATCCCTCTTGCACAACTGGCTAAGATATACCGCAAGATCAAATTGCGGATGGAAGAACTCACCAAAGAGTATGATACTCAGACCGAACTTCTCAAGGAAGAACTTGAGGCCATCAAGTTTGAGATCAAGGATCAGATGAAAGCGCAGGGCGCCACGTCGATCAAAACCGAGTTTGGCACAATCAGCCTTGTGACCAAGACACGCTACAACACACAGGACTGGGACTCATTCAAGCGCTTTATTGTTGAGAATGATGTCGTGGACTTGCTTGAGAAGCGTATCGCACAAGCTAACATGGCCAAATTTCTAGAGGAGAATCCTTCTCTAGTTCCCCCAGGACTCAACTCTTCTTCAGAGTATGAGATTCGCGTCGTTAAACCAACTAAGTAACAATCATGTCAAACCTATCCGTATTTAATCCATCAAACGTACCCGCATTCGCACAAGGTGGCGAGTTATCCGACACAGCCAAAGCCCTCATGGGCGGCACAATCAACACGAGCAGACGCATCTCTATCAAGGGTGGCGTGTTCCGCATCGTGGCAGGTGGCAAAGAGCTAGCATCCATTGAGGATCGCCATCTTGATGTCATCGTGGTCAAGGCTGCTCCCAAGGTTAGCCGTATCTTCTATGCCAAGTCTTATGATGGCGACAACATCACAGGGCCAGACTGTTGGTCTAACGATGGCGAGATGCCTGACTCTTCCGTCAAAGCGCCACAAGGGCAGACTTGCATGAGTTGTGAAAAAAACGTAGCGGGATCAGGGCAGGGTAATAGCCGTGCTTGTCGTTATCAGCAACGCTTGGCCGTCATGCTTGCCGACAATCCTGATGATGTGTTGCAACTCACGTTGCCAGCAACGTCCATCTTTGGCAAGGAAGAAGGCGACAAGCGCCCATTGCAAGCGTACGTTAAGCACCTAGCCCTAGCATCCCCTCCTGTGGACATCGAGAAGATCGTGACGCAAATGAAGTTCGATACTAAGGCCGAAGCACCCAAGCTACTATTCGCACCTGTGCGTTGGCTCACCAACGTCGAGTATGAATTGGCCAAAGCCAAGGGCAACACGCAAGAAGCAATGGATGCTGTGCGTATGACTGTGGCACAAGTTGATGGAGTTAAACCTTCTGCCCCTGCTCTCTTAGGTACTCCACCTGTAGAAGTAGTGGCTAAGAAACCCAAGACCGCACCCATAGCCGAGGCTGATGAGGAGCCTGAAGTTCGCAAGGAATCATCCAAGCCTACCGCAGTACCTCCAAAGAAGAGTAAGCTAGCGGACATCGTGTCCGATTGGGACGACGAGTAACAACAACGGGGGCATCGCCCCCCTTCAGACTATGCCTTACTCAGACAAAATTGTAGAACTCGTAGCCAAGTCGCCTAAAACTCTTGGGAGTACTCTTGGGCGCTGGGCTATTCACTTGGATTTTCCCGTGACGAAAATCGCTTACGCACTTGGCGTTACCCGACAGACAGTTTACAACTGGTTCGAGGGTAAGGATGTGTTTGTCGCCTATCAGAATCGGGTGGAACTTTTAACAAAAATTATGTCTAGCTCAAAAACAGCAGACGAAGCATGGAGAAAAATATGTCAGGAATACAACCTAGAACCTTAACCAACGACGAGTTGATTCGGTTCAGTGAAACGTATGTGTACCGCCCCGAAGGCATGCCCATAGACTATCAAAAAGAATTGCTCAAACGCTTCATGCAAGCCGACGTGCAGAACGCACGCAATTACCCACAGTACGGACAACAAGACCTGTTTAAATAACCAAAGGATAGCTATGGAACCGCTTGATTTTATGGCGGCGGTTCTGCCATCCCAAGGTAACGGACGTTACTGTGTGGCAGAGCTTACTCAAAAAAAGGAACACTATTATGTTGAGACACTTGATGAAGCGCAAACGAAAATAAATGAATGGAGAAATAAAAACTATGATGTTTACTTTGCTCTTGGGACTTTTGGCTCCGAAGACACTCGAGTCGCGGCCAACGTCCAAATGGTTAGATGCATTGCAGTGGATGTTGACTGTAACCATCCTAAAGATATACCTGATGAGAAGGGAGTGGTTAAACCGAAAGCTTATCCGTCAGCAAAACTTGCAGTCCAAGCGATTGTAGATTTCTGTGATGAGGTTGGACTCAGCGACTTGGGTCAGCCGTGGCTAGTGGCATCGGGCGGTGGCGTACACGCATACTGGCCGTTCACCGAAGCTATGGATAAAGAAGAGTGGAAGCCTGTAGCGGAAGGGTTCAAGCGCTTGTGCTTTCAAAAGCAACTTGCAATTGATCCAACGATTACAGGAGATGCGTCCCGAGTCTTGCGTGTGCCCGATACTGTTAACAACGGGATCAAGGGCAAGAAGAAAGTA